GAAGGGCGGCGTCAAGAAAATGGCCCGTGGCGGCGCGGTCAAGAAGAAGCCCTACCCCATTCGTATGAAGATGAATGAGCTTGGGCCAAAGAAGCCCAAGGCCAAGAAGGCCACCACGAAGAAGTCGCCCATGAACAAGTACGACATGTCGGACGGGGCAGTAGTAGCCCGCGGCAATCGCGAACAGGCACGGGACAGCAAGATGCCCAAAATGGCCAAGGGTGGTCGTGTAGGTGACGGCTGTGCCAAGACAGGCCGTACCAGAGGAAGGTTTGTATAATGGCGAAAGATAAAGAAGCACTCGCGCTGAACGTAGATGCGCTTACAGCGAAAGTTGTAGCTGCTAAGGTAGCCAGAACGGAGCGGGAACCAAAGGCTGAGCCAGAACTAAAGGCTGAGCCAAAACCCAAGGCTAAGCCAAAGGCCAAGGCGAAGAAGTAAGCGATGACCACTACGGGCACAGCTTCGGTAAACCTAGACCTTAACGCCATCGTTGAAGAGGCGTTTGAGCGGTGTGGCCGTGAGCTTCGTACTGGCTATGATATGAAGACTGCCCGCCGCAGTCTCAACTTGATGTTGATGGAGTGGTCTAATCGCGGTATCAACCTATGGACTGTGGACGAGGGTAATATACCCCTTGTTGCAGGGACAGCGTCCTATGATCTGCCAGTTGATACCGTCGATCTGATTGAACATGTAATCCGCACTGGTTCAGGAGATACCCAGTCGGACATTAACATTTCTCGGGTAAGCGTGTCCACCTACGCAACTATACCTAACAAGACCAGTCAGGGGCGACCCATCCAGCTATGGATAGACCGGCTTTCGGGCGCGACGGAGCCTTCGGGTGTTGTACCCCCTAGGGTAACTGTATGGCCTGTGCCAAACAACGCTGACACCTACACGCTTGTGTATTGGCGGCTGCGCCGTCTTCAGGACGCTGGTAACGGACCTAACACGCAAGACGTGCCATATCGCTTCCTACCCTGCCTTGTGTCAGGGCTGGCGTACTACCTGTCGCTCAAACTTCCGGGTGCGCTAGAACGCTCTGGTATGCTGAAGCAGGAGTATATGGAGCAGTGGGGCATGGCTGCTGATGAAGACCGCGAAAAGGCGACCCTACGCCTCGCCCCGCGTATAGGGAGGTAAACCATGGGCGCTAACTTCGCTGCGGGTAAAAAAGCTATCGCGATATGTGATCGCTGCGGCTTCCAATACAAACTGAAACAGTTGAAAGAACTGACGGTCAAGATGAGCCGTACCAACTTGTTCGTTTGTCCCGAGTGCTGGGAGCCAGATCAGCCCCAGAACATGCAGGGTATGTATCCTGTTGTGGACCCCCAAGCCCTACGTAAACCTCGCCCTGACAATAACTTAGTGGCGTCCCGCGACATTCAGTGGGGGTGGAACCCTGTGGGCTTAAATAATGTGTTGGGCTTGCCGGGCATTCCTGATAGTTTAACAGGTGCAGGTATTGTTGGTAACGTCACTGTGGAGATTACATAATGGAAAAGTATAAGCAGCCCGTGTCTATTCCGGTTCCTAACGTATGTGGGTACCCAAACAAGATCGCCAACACACAGACCCTCAAGGTGCGCGGCACTGGCGCGGCCACAAAAGGCACTGGTGCTAGCCAGAAAATGGGCTGATGGATTACGCCACCCTCTCAGAAACGATTAAGGCGTATGCCGAGAACGACTTCCCCAATACTCCGGGGTCAGGGGGGCTTACGTCTCAAGAGCAGATAGATACGTTCATTCGGGAAGCCGAGCAGCGTATCTATAATACTGTTGAGCTACCTGCTTTCCGCAAGAACCAAGTCGGTAACTTCACCAGTGGTAATAGGTTTTTGTCCGTACCGGCTGACTGGATGGCGATGTATGAAATATCGGTTGTCGACGGCAGTGGGGCTTACAGTTACCTACTTAACAAGGATGTTAGCTTCTTAAGGGAGTCATACCCAGACCCTACGGTTACTGGGGTGCCCCAGTATTACGCCATATTTGATAAAGACACGCTGGTTGTGGCCCCCACTCCAGACGCTGTTTACGCCACCGAAATGCACTATTTCTACCAGCCAGAGAGCATCGTCACTGCTGGTACTACTTGGCTAGGCGATAACTTCGACCAAGTTCTCCTGTATGGCGCGCTCATGGAAGCCGCTGCATTCATGCAGGCCGAGGAAGATATTCTTAACCTTTACGATATTCGGTACGACGAAGCCATGGCTTCGCTAAAGGTGCTGGGTGAGGGTAAGAACCGCTCCGACAAGTACCGCAACACTACAATACAGATAATGTAAGGGGGATAATATGCAGACTGATGAAGTAGGTTCTTTTTTAGGTAATATATCGGTCCATACTACCTCGGGGCGCGGGGCGTCTTCTGAGGAGTTGGCAGAACGCGCATTAGCGCGTATACTCTCTGTGGGTGCTAACGTAGACCCAGTGTTGCGAGAGCAGGCTGAAGCCTATAAGGAAAGCATTCGGCAAGTGCTTGTGTTCTATTTGGACGAGGCCATGAGAAGTAGGAATGTATCTTTAGTAAGTAAGTTCCAACAGGCAGGACACCCAGAATTAGTGGGCATTTTAGATATTTAAGGAGACTATGAAGTGGCTATTGCACAAGCAATGTGTACTTCGTTCAAGGCAGAACTTCTCCTTGGGGTGCATGATTTTAGGGCTACAGGTGGGGGTGATACTTTCAAGTTGGCCCTTTACGTGACGGCTGCGACCCTTGATGCAAATACGACCGCGTATTCAGCAACCAACGAGTCCACTGGCACGAACTACGTCGCTGGGGGTTCGGCGCTGGCCAGCCTTGGTGTGGTTACAACCAATACCAACGCCATTGCGGGTACTGGCTGGCTGGATTTCACTGACCTTGTGTTTACCAACGTATCCACAACGGCGCGAGGCTGTGTTATCTACAACAACACTCCTTCAGCGAACAGTAATGCCAACACGGCTTTGACCAATGCCGCCGTTGCGGTGTTGGATTTCGGCTCCGACAAAACAGCCACTGCGGGCGATTTCACGATTGTTTTCCCAGCAGCGGCGGCAGGCACGGCGATTATTCGTATAGCATAAGGGGATAATGTATGGGGTACGCACTAGGATCGCGGTCGCTGGGGAACCTTAAGGGTGTGCACCCAAACATGGTCAGGGTTGTTAAGCGAGCGATACAACTCACCAAACAGGATTTTTTAGTCCTAGAGGGTGTGCGCACCAAGGCGCGGCAAGCCGAGCTATACGCCCAAGGGCGCAGCAAGCCGGGGCGCAAGGTTACGTGGACGATGAACTCGAACCACTTCAAAAACTCAGCTACTGGCTTTGGCCATGCGGTTGATATTTGCCCCTACCCTGTCGACTGGACTAAACTAAGTAAGTTCGATGATATAGCCGATGCTATGGATAAAGCATCCAAGGAGCTTGGTGTTGAAATCCGCTGGGGCGCAGACTGGGACCGCGACGGTAAGCCGCGGGAGCGTGGTGAGACTGACAGCCCCCACTTTGAACTCCACGGTGTGGTGTGAACCTGCGGGACCGCTTCTTCTTTATTCTAGGTGAAATCTGGGGGTTCATCACCTTTCCAGCCCGCTTGGCTATGAAGATGGTCGATATGAGCGGGCAGCAGCTTCGTGCGGTGTTTATGATGGCTATGTTGGGCGGGATGATATCCAACCAGTTTATAGCTTTTATCTACCTTGGTATGGCACAAGACGCAGTAGACGCTGCGGTGGTCCGCAACGGGGTTACCACTCTGGTGAATACCAAGGCCAGCATGCCGTTCTTTGCACTCATTGTGGAACAGCTAAGGTTCCTATCAGGGTTGACGGCGTGGTTTGCTATTATCCTAGGGGCAATCGTAATTCAGGCTGACCGCCTACGTATCCGGTCTGGGGAAAATGAAATTTCTATAGGCAAAGGCGATGAGAAAAGCTGATGCCAATATGGGCCTACATAGGTGGTGGCGCACTGCTGATGGGCCTGTTGGGGGGCTGGACAGTCCGAGACTGGAAGGCCGACGCTGATTTAAAGAAGGCGCAGGACGCCCTGATAATTATGAAGGACAAGATGCAGGCCAAGGTGGACCTGAAATCTGAGGAATACGAGCAGTGGCGCTCGGAGATAGAGCCAAGCAAGATTGAAACCCGCAACACAGTGAGGGAGATATACCGTGATCGTGAAATTCCCGCTCAGTGTGCTGTGCCTGATGATGCTGTCGGCCTGCTCGAAGCAGTACGTGCTACCACCAATTCCGCGGCCACCGGCCAACCTATCCCAACCGTGTCCGGTGGTCCCGCCAATTCCAGTCCCATTGATTGACCCTGACAGGTTACAGTGGGAAGTCGATATACTCTACAATTACGCTGAATGCGCTAGGTCCAAACTGGGGTTGGTACAAGCGTGGCCGACAAACGAGGACTAGAAGTGCCTCCCTCCCCCCCCAGATGCTTTCGGATATACGCCCATAGCGTTGGGACAGGTGGATGCCCGCTGGGTAGCCGTGCGCGACAAAACAGAGTTACCGAAGGAGGAACAACCCAACATTGTAGGGCTTCGCGCCATTGACAGGAATGCCGGGGGTACGATATCAACGGAAGTCACAGGTGAGGAAGCCACCAGTGGTGTTGGGACTGTCGATGTTTTCGCAGACGCGAGCACCGCGGTAACCGGCGTGTCCGCAACTGCTGGGCTGTCTTCCATCAACGCCACTACTGCGGCGGAAATAGGACTAACTGGGCTTCAAGCCCTAGGCCAAGCTGGCACTGCCGATGTAGTGATAACTGGCCCTGTGGCGGTTCCGGTTACGGGTGTTTCCGCTACTACAGGGCTTGGGAATATAGCGGCCCTTGTCGCTGGCGGCGTCGCAACTACGGGTGTTGGGGCTTCCGGTGCGGTTGGAACAACGATTGTCTCGCTTCCAAGCGGCGTAGAGGTTACTGGTCTTTCTGTTACTGCTAGCGTAGGAACTACTACCGTTAGGATAGTTTCTCCTGTATACCCTAGCGGAGTTAGCGCGTTTGCCCTTACAAGCGGGGTGTTAAACTGGAGTAATGTGGTTGATGGCTAAGACCCTAATTGGGCTGGCCTACCTGATGGGCAGAACCCCGGATGGGCGGATATCCCGGATGGGCAGAACCCCGGATGGGAAACCATCGCTACAGTACCATGATTGTAAGGGCATCCTATGGCGAGTACCTATAGTAATCTAAAGTTCCAGTTGATGGCTACGGGTGATAACAACACCACTTGGGGTAGTGTCACCAACATCAACCTTGGAACCTCCATCGAAGAGGCTATCTCTGGCACTGCCAGCGTCACCTTTGCCTCGGGTCCAGTCACGCTCACGCTGACGGACACCAACTTAACACAGCCAGCGCGCAAGCTGCGGCTTAACCTCACTGGTACGTCCGGTGGGGCACAGAACCTCATCGTCCCTGCGACTGAAAAAGTTTATATCGTCAGTAACGGATGCGTGGATACCATCACGGTCAAAAACTCGACCGGCACGGGTGTTGCTGTCCCCT